TGCGGCAGCTGCGGCTGCAAGTTGATCGCCGCGTCCCTCATGTCCTGCCCGATGTGCTTTAAGGAGCGCGATATGCCCAGGAACACCGTTGGGGGAGGCCTCAGCGACAGCACCACGGACTCGTCCAGTCATCACACGCTCGCGCTGGAAGCCCCCGAAAAGGCGGAAAACCCGGTCGAAGAGGCGGTCACGGAGCCGGAGAAGGCCGAGAAGGCCGAGAAGACCGAAACCGCGCCCGAAAAGGCGCCCAAGTAGCCGAATTACCGCTGGGAGGCGGCGCGAAATGGTGATGGGATGGGATCTTTACTCGATCCTCCAGAGCAACGCCGCCGTCCAGCAGTACTTCGACCAGCAGATCCCGGTGGCGTGCCCGAATGACGGGACTCCGCTGGAACTCGGGCCGCCGTCGCAGCCGGGGACATGGTACTGCCCATTCGATGGTTGGATGTACCCGGACGACTACGACCAGCGACTGCACAGCGGCATGTGACCAGCCTGGATGTTCGGCATCCTCGCCCTAGTGCCGGGGAAGCGCGCCGAGTGGGAACTTCTGCTGCTTTGACCCGCGTGCGGTGGCGAAGCCGAGCAGCGTCAGCTGCCGCCGGCGCGCTTCCCCCCGCCTCTTCCTGCGCGTATCCTGGCCTTAGCACACCGCCCGGTACGACGACGGGCAGGCGACTGAAAGCGGAGCCAGGTGGCGGAAGAGGTGAATTGTGGCCGTAAACAGGGCCTGTTACTGCACGCGTCAGGACGTGATGTCCGCGACTGACGTGCAGCAGGTGCAGGACTACATCCGCCACGCCGACTCCGCTATCGAGGCCGCCTCACGCTCCGTCGAGGAGCTGTGCCACCGCCGTTTCTGGAACAGCATCCAGACCACCCAGTTCGAGTGGCCGAACTTCCAGCGCGCCTACCCGTGGCGGATCTGGTTCGACGCGGCCGAGCTGGCCGACGTCACCACGCTGGTCCCCGTGGTCACCTCCGGCGGCGTCTCCATCCCGAACTCGGCGATCTTCTGGGCCGGCAGCTCCAACTACTACCCGCCGTACCGCTACATGGAGCTTGACCGCTCGCAGAGTTACAGCTTCGGCAGCGGCGACACCCCGCAGCGCAACGTCCTGATCACGGGCAACACCGGCTACTGGACGCAGACCAAGCCCGGCGGGACGATCACCTCCGGCCTCACCAGCTCTGTCACCACGGTCCCGGTCAGCGACAGCTCGGTCGTCGGCGTCGGGGACGTGCTCATAATCGATAGCGAATCGATGCTGATCCGTGACATGACGTGGAGCACGACCGGCCTCACCCTCAGCTCCGGCGGCACCACCGCGCAGTCCAACGACAACGTGCTGACACTGGGCGGGAGCGGTGTGAACGCGGGCGAGGTGCTGCTCATCGACGCCGAGTGGATGCTCGCGGTCGCCGTCAGCGGGTCGTCGGTCACGGTAGAGCGCGCCTGGAACGGGTCGGTGCTGACCACGCACTCCGGCGGCGCCACGGTCTACGCCCAGCGGTCCTGCACCGTCTCCCGCGCGTTCGGCGGCACCACGGCGGCCAGCCACAACAGCTCCGAGACGGCCTACACCCAGCTCGTCCCCGACCTGGTGCACGAGCTGGCGCTCGCCGAGGCGCTGGTGTACATCGAGCAGAAGTCGCGGTCCTACGGCACCCAGGAAGGCGGTCCCGGCATGGCGAAGACCCCCGGCGCCGGCCTGCCCGGCGTCCGCGACCAGTGCTACGCCGCGTACGGCCGCAAGGTCAGGCAGAGGGCCGTCTGATGGACAACGTGACGCTCTCGGGGCCGCTGTTCGACGGCACCGCCGCCAGGGCCGCCAGGGACGGGACCACGGCCGCGAGGAAGGCCCTCGCCCGGCACGGGCAGCTCCTCGCCCAGACCCGGCTGTTCTCGCACATCCGCGAGCACACCACCGGGAAGGCGATCTCCACCGTCACCACCACGGACCACAGCGTCGTCTACCAGACCGGGAAGTACTCGATGCCCGTCCTGGTGGACGACGAGCTGACCGACATCGTGATCACCACGTCGCTGGCCACCTACGGACCGTGGCTTGAGGGCACCGGCAGCCGCAACGTCACCACCCGGTTCAAGGGCTACCACTCGTTCCGGCAGGCGGGCGACGACCTGGAGCTGGCCGCCGAGGCGGTCGCGGACCGGGCGCTCCAGCCCTATATAGGGCGGATGAGCTGATGGCCTTCAACGTGGCGGCGGTGAACAACCTGATCGCGGCGGTCGAGTCGATCGCGATGACCACCGGGCAGTTCCGGCGCGTCAACACCCACGAGCCGAAGTCGGCGCCCGGCGCGGGGCTCACCCTAGCGATCTGGGCGCAGTCGATCGAGCCGGTCGCGGAGGCGTCGGGCCTGGCGTCCACCAGCGGGTACGTGGTCCTCCAGAGCCGGATCTACCTGAACATGCTCGTCAAGCCGGAGGACAGCATCGACCCGAGGATGATGGCGGCGGCGACGGTGCTCCTGGGCGCGTACTCGGCCGACTTCACCCTCGGCGGCACGGTGAAGAACATCGACCTGCTCGGGATGTACGGAACCCCCATGCGCGCCCAGGCCGGGTACATCCAGATCGACAACTCGATGCAGCGCGTCTACGACATCATGGTCCCGTGCGTCGTCAACGACATGTGGACACAGACGGCGGGAGCCTGAGATGACACTTGGCAAGCAGTCCGGACTCGGCGACAACTTCTACATCGGCGGGTACGACCTGTCCGGTGACGTCAGCGCTCTGTCCTCGATCAGCGGGAGCATGTCGCCCATCGACGTGACCGGCATCAAGCAGAGCGCCAACAGCCGGATCGGCGGCCTCCGCACGGGCGACATGCAGTTCACCACGTTCTTCGATCAGGCCGACACGATCTCCGCGCCCGGGTTCCCGCTGACGACCGTGCCGGTGACCAACACGTACTCGCAGCCGGTCGTGGTCGTCATCTCCGGCGGCACGATCTCCGAGGTGGCGGTCAACGGCAGCAACGTCGGGTCGGTGGACGGCGGCTACCTGGTCCCGGCCGGCCAGACGATCGCGGTCACCTACACCGGCAGCCCGTCGTGGACGTGGACGCTCCAGGGCGCCGCGCACAACGCCCTCTCGACGCTGCCGAGGACCGATGTGATCGCCAGCTACTTCCGTGGCACCACGCTGCTCAACCCGTGCGCGTCCATGAGGGCCATCCAGCTCAACTACGACCCCACCCGCGACAACGCCGGGAACCTCACCATGGCGGTGGAGTGCCAGAGCGACGGCTACGGGCTTGAGTGGGGCGTCATGCTGACCGCCGGGCTCCGCACCGACCAGACGGCCACGGCAGGGTCCTACGTGGAGGACAACACGACCTCGGCGACCGCGTTCGGCGCGCAGATGTACTGGCAGCTGATCGACTTCGCGGGCACTTCCGTGACGATCGAGGTCACCCACTGCGCCACCACGGGCGGCTCCTACACCGACCTGATGGACTCCGGGGCGCAGACCGGCATCGGGGCCGGCCGGGCGTCGGTGTCGAACACCACCACGGTGCAGCCGTACCTGAAGGTGACCACCACCGGGACGTTCACCCTGGCGGTGTTCGCGGTTCACTGGACGAGGAACCTACTGGCGGGGCAGGTGTACTGATGAACTCACGCGGAGCGGTGCCCCTCACCCGGGCGATCATGCCGAAGGCCGGCCCGGAGAGCTACAAGAGCTACAGCTGGCGCCAGCCGCTGAACACGCACTTCCGGAAGGTCACGTGCGAGGAGGCGCGCTGCAAGCAGTTCACGCGCGGCTGGGTGACGATGGTGGACACCGCGACCGAGCTGGGGCAGCGGCAGTACCACTACCTCACCCACGACACGAGCCGGAAGTACACGCTCGACCAGATCGGCACCATGGCGTCCTTCACCTACCCCCCGGGCCAGCAGCCGTTCGCCGGCCCCGCGCACGAGCACCGCAAGCCCATCGGGTACGACCCGATCATGCTGGTGCACGGCGGCGACTTCCGGGGCAACCCGCGCCGCACCCCGCCCGTCGTCATGAAGGCAGCCGACTTCGTGGACGACTTCGCAACGCACCTTGACCGGCTGGCCAGGGCGCAGAGTTAGGAGAACAGACAATGGCAGGCAAGCTTTCCGGCCTGGGCGGGTCAGTGACGGTCGCCGACTCGTCCTCCTCGGTCCAGACCATCACCGACGACGTGACCAACTGGACGCTGAGCACCCCGCGCGCCGTCCAGGACGTCACCGGCGTCGGCAAGTCCGCGAACGAGCGCATCCTGCTCCTGGCGGACATCTCGATCACCCTCAACGGGGTGTTCGACGACGCCACCGACCTGTCGCACGAGGTGTTCGCGACCGTGCCCAGCACCTCCGTGCAGCGAGCCACCGTCCTCACCCCGACCAGCGACAACCCCGAGCTGCCGTTCAACGCGCTCTACACCGACTACAACCTGACCCGCGCCGCCACCGGCGAGCTGACCTGGCAGGTGCCGGGCGTGCTCGCTGACGGCACCGTTCCTCAGTGGACGACTTGACAGACGCCCCTCCCCTGCGCCGCCGGGTCGCGGGGGAGGGGTCCAAACCCGGTAACCCGGACGGGAAGAGGAAGAAGATGGGCTGGCTCAGAAGGGCGGCGGCGGTCTCGATGTTCACCATCCTGGCCGTGCTCCTGCCCGCCTGCGGAACCTCCGGCGGAACGGCATCCCCGGCCGGGGGGAACATCAGCGCGTGCGCGGTCGCCTTCGAGGCGCAGATCGTGTACGGCGAGTCTCACCCTGGTTACAACCCGGCCACTCCCGCCGTTTGCGCGGGGCTGTCGGCCGGCCAGCTGAAGGAGGCGGCCGTGGAGGCCGTCGTTAAGGAGATGCCGACATCATGACCACCAAGGCCAGGAAGCTGTTCAAGCGCGAGCGGAAGCTGTACCAGATCGCCTTCGAGGACCCGGAGCTGAAGGGCTTCGAGGTGCTGATGAAGGGCGTGTCGCTCGGCGAGTTCGTGGACGTCACGGAGCTGTCCTCAAAGCTGGAGGAGCCGGACGGCCGCACCCGCGAGAACATCGAGGGTCAGTTCACCATGCTCGCTGCGCACTTGGTCAGCTGGAACTACGCCGACGAGGACGGGAACGAGGTTCCCGCGACCTACGACGGGCTGAAGCAGCTGGACTTCGCCGACGTGATGAAGATCATGTACGGCTGGATGCAGGCGCTC